CTCTATCATAGTAAACTTTTTTATTAGTTTGTTTTGTAATACCTCTGTCTCTAAGACCTTTTCTTGTCAGTTCATATAAAATATCCTTACTATCGCTATCAGCTGATAAATTAAGATCATCTAATATTTCTTGCTCAACAACAATCTCTGGTAACCTTACCCCAACTGGATAAGGTTTTTCATAATTAGAAAAATTATTAAATAAACTATAGTGATCTACGCTCATAACTCTATCTCATACAACTGTTTCCTAAATATTTCGTAATTCATTATGATGTCATACAAAGCATCGTGTAATTTTTTAGGATCGTGAGGAATATCATACTTTTTCAGCAAAAATCCTTGAGCCGTTCTAAGGCCCCGCTCTTTGTAGTTTATCAGCTTATACTGCCAAGCTAGAAAATTTTCTCTATCAACTGGTATATCTTTCGCTATGGCAGTGGCTATGCTTCTAGTGTCTATGATTCTATTTATAAAACTATAAGAAAATATATGACCAACAAGGTTTATTAGTGTTTTTACAACATAAACATCAAACCCCAATAAATTATGACCTACTATTTTATATTGTGGATCATATAGGTAATGACAAAATTTTTCGCAAGCTTCTTCAGCATCTATTGCCGTTCTTTCATAAATGTCTTTAGAAAAACCTGTTACTCTAGCTGCATCCTTAGATACATTGAGGTCATCCCAACGCACATAAATATCATGCTTTTGTATAATTTTACCGCCTTGAGCGACAATCCAAGCAATCTGCCAAGGTCTTGAATCAACTAAATTAAGACCCTCAGTCTCTGTATCAAAGACTAAATATTTTTGCCTCTTATCAAACCTTAATAGTGACTCATTCATTTATTGTGATGGACATTTTTCTTTGTAACTTTCTAAGCAGAACTCATTACTGCCAAAGTGGTTTAAGTTCGGTGATGATAAAGACGCTACCCTTCCAAAAGTTCTGTTACAAATAATTTTGTAAGCTTGAAGAGCCTTGTAGTCTTGTCTATTTTTGTAATAAATAGACTTCGATAGGTATACAGGATACTTTTCAGATCTTTTAGTATATTTCCATACTAACGTCTCAACCATGCTATCAAAAGGTAGGCCATTTCTCTCTATGAAAAAAGATGGCTGTATTTTGCTGAAATCAGGTATGCAGTTACTAAGTGTAGTGGCATTATTATAAATAAAAGAATCGTAGAATGGTATAACTAAAGACAAATCATCTGTCCAAATGCTGTTTAAGAAGTCAAAATCTACAGCACCTTCACCATCTGTGTTGCAGAAAGAAAATATTTTATTTAACAATTTACAGCCATTATCATTCTTCGCGAAGCATATGATTTTATGATCTGATGTATTTTTAGAGACACCAACTTGATTCCGGCATGTCAACCTTAAGCCAAATATGAGTTGTATTCCGTTAGCCTTACAGCACTCATTAGCTTTCATAAAACCAGTCATTGTGTCCTCAACTAAAACTAACTGCTTGAAGTCGTTTTCTTTACATATGTCGAGTATGCTATCAGGCCCGCCCTCTACAGACTTTTTGTCTATAGTCAGGATACTCTTACCTATCGAATAGCATGACTTGAATACCGCGATCATGCCTAAAAGTAGCTCATCCCATGCTGATGTCAAGATATTTTAGGGCAACCAGCATAATATTGCATCTCATGCGATCCACCGGGAGGTATCATCGACTCATCGAAATCATCCTCCATTACAGATGCAACAAAATTACCATTTTTATCTTTTATATGATAATAAAAAAAGTCAAACTTCATAGGGCAATACCACTTTGGGTTGCCATCTTTCTTCAGCTCGCCTCTTTGCTTGGCGAATCCGCACATAAGTTTGCCACTAAAAGTGTTGTCTTTGGGAAAGCCCTGATCAGCAGCAAAGTTAGACTTAGCGTCTTGTTCAGAAAAGTTGTCTAAGTAATCTTGTATTTGCGTCAGCTGTGATTGAAACCCGTTTAACTCATCGTCAGTTATAGGGTTCATTTTAACTATCCCGGTATCATCACCGTCCTGATCTAATCCAAATTTTAAGAATACAAACTCACTTTGCCTGTTAGAATACTCAGGGAAAAGTTTTTTTACTGCAAGACTATACATTAAATCTTGCATATTATCTGTTATCTCTTTCCCTTTGAAAACAGACTTACTACTTTTAAAGTCTCGTATTAAAGCATACTTTCTTTTTTTATACAAGAACAGTTTATCTATAAATCCTCTTATCTTGTATCTATACCCACCTTCATTACACACTATTAGAAAATCCTGCTCAGATAAAGCCTCTGTGGGTCTGCCGTTTACATTACCAAAAAAATCATAACACAAACCATTGAATGTCATTTCTTTAATTAGATCCAAGTTTTCCTTGTCATCTACACCAACACGGCAAGCGTGTTTCATTATTAACCTTTCAATCGATGGGACAGCAAAAACGCTACCCGATCTTACGATCTTGCGATGATATTTTTTATGTCTTTTGTTTCCTAATACCTCAAATATTAAATGACAAATAGAGCCTCGCTTGGCTCCATCATTACTGGTATCAGGTAGCTTTAACTTGTATTTGCACCAATATAGCCAAGAACAAGATTGAGCCGTTTTTATACGGCTAGCTGAAAGAGCTGTGAAAGGTTCATTCATTAAGTATTTTCAGAACCTTTTTTACTTGTTTTTTAGTAAAAAGACTCTGATTGTTTTTTACATAGCTAAATATGTAATCTATCTGCTCTTGAGAATCTAACGTCTTAGATTTCCACTCTTGCAGATTATATCCATCTTCGTGAGCTTTTCCAAAATCATTATATGGCTTTGGTGGTAGCCTTATCTCTAGTTGACTAAGGTTAAAGTAATCACTTAGCCTCATGTATGATTGGAAAGCACCTATCAACCCATTATTTTTAGATGAATCGAAATCATTATTAGTGGAAATGTAAATCTTTTTTAAATCTTTACTGCAAAGATAGTTAATAACATGACTGCTAATTGATGTCCCAAATATACACATGACATTCTTTATTCCTTGGTCAAATAAAGCCATAAGGTCTCCAATACTTTCAACTACATAAACGCTCTCACAGTCCGTTATGATCTGATCTACTGTTTCATCAGCCGGTAGATAGCTGGGGTAGATCCACTTTTTTTTACGACCTATATGCTTCCATTTTGCATAAGAGTTATCATCAACACTCCTACCAGAAAACCCTACGATCTGACCATGCTCATTGTATATGGGGAATACCATCCTCCTATACATTTGACCTGCGCCAGATAAACCAGTTTTAAAAAACTTTTGAGTTTCTTCTGATATTTTTTTATTATTATAAAAGTGGTAGTTAGGGAAAAGTCTCTCTAAAGAGGACTCTGGGTAAATTTTTTCCATTTGAATTAATTCTTTCTGTTGATAATCTTCTACCTCCTGAGAACTTAGTCCTTTAACTATCTCGTCTAGACGCTTGGGGTCATCCTTTAAGGTAAGTTTAAGTAAAGCCTCAAAAGGCCGTGATTTATTATTACCGTGAGTGTAGTCGATCCATACTCCAGTATTTTTATATATTTGTATTGCTGTAGGATTGTCGCCGTTTCTAAATAACGCATTAGTGCGCCAATGATTACCACAATCTAAAAGCGTATAGCCGAGATTAGTCAAGATGCCTCTAAGAGCATCAGAACTGATCAAAGTCTGGGATTTCTTCTGTTGCTCCACCTTCATCTAAATCAACCTCTCCATTCGCTGTTCTGGCTATATCTCTAAGATCGCCACACTCTGTTATGTTGAAGTTTTTAAAATCTAAGTTTATGAAATTTTTTCTAAGATTATCATCAACTAGAACTGGCTCTACAGCCCCAGCGATGTCTTCACCGAGATGCCTTGCCTTCACGTTGATAAATTTGTGAGTCCCAAACCTTCTACCCTCTATCTCAATCTCATCAGATGTCTTGCTTCTTAAGATGAACATGTGAGAACAGAATTGAGTAATCCTATCTGATAAAGAAACAATACTTTCATCATCAATAATATTCTGCGCGTTTCTATTATTGGTAATACCAAACCTATTTGATTGCACAGAGGTGATCATAGGTATCACTGGTTTGCCATCCTCTAGTATTTCTTTTTGCACACAGCGCTTAAACTTATCAACCATTTCGCCAACTACCTGCCACTCATTCTTACCACCTTGAGACTCAGAGGTGGTCTTAATGTAATCAAATGAGAAGATCATGTTGTTACCCCTGCCAACCTTTGAGTAGTAGAACCTTTTGAGCGTGTTAATCATGGAGTCTACATCCATACCTCCCACATTGTAATAAAAGAACTTAAGGTTTTTAATCTTCGGCCAAACTGATCTGACTTTGTTTACAACCTCTTCTCCTGCCTGTCGCCACTTACCGCTTTCTAAAAGGTGCATAGATACCCCAGACAGAGCAGCACATTGACGCATGACGAGTTCCTCCTTACTCATCTCGCCGTTATCGAAGTGCAGAACAGGGACATCATACGCCAAACTCACTTTAGTAGAGTAATCCATACAAAACTGAGTTTTACCGACACCAGAGCGAGCAACAACCACAGTTATGTTACCGGGTCTAAGTAAAGATCCATATATATCATTTATCTTTTTGTGAGGCCCCATCATACCAAACTCTGTCAATGGGTTATTTCCTCTATCCTCAACTATGAACTCCATGTCCTCATAAATATTCTCCGGGATATCGTTGCCGATTTCATAAAGATTTATCTTTGAGTTATAGATATTGTCCGCTTTCTCTACAATGTCTTTATAGGTAGCCTCTGGAGGCATAGACCTCATTTTTTTAGAGACTTGTTGAGCAGAGTTATAAATACCTCTTCTAATTGAGATTTTTTTAAGCTCTCTAGCTGTTTTTACAACATTACCTTTAGGGACTTTTCTTAATGCTAAAGACTTGATATAATCAGCTGGGTTCAGATTATCCTCAAAAGACAGCCCTATACTTGAAACTCTTTGAGCTATGATAACTTCATCAATATCTTCACCGGAGTCGATAGCTTGTTTTATAATAGTAAAAATAGCGCTATGGAGATTAGTCTCCTCAGAGTAAAAATCTGATTGATCAACAAAATTTGATATCTCTGAGAAATCATCAGGTGTTTTTATTAGGCCAGCCAATAACTGCCTCTCTAATTCAAAGTCGTATATCATAAATCTGTTTCTTCTTCATTCATATTTTGATCATTAATATAATCCTCTATAGCTTTTTTTAAACCAAGTTCCATGATTGGAGATTCAAATTTAGAATACACTATAGGTGACCCTCTTTCTGAGCATAAGGCTATGACCATACCTTTATATTTATCAGCCCCGCCGCTGAACTCATAAAGCTGCTCTAAAAAATTTTGTGGTATATTAAACTCTAGTTTACCTGTGGGTTCGCTCATAAGTAAATATCTTTATCTTCGAAGAATGAAGTATCAACTACATCTGTTGGATATATTTCCACCAGCTTTATATCGTTCGCTTCGCAGAAGTCTAGCTTTTTCTGATCTCTTTTTAGCTGATCTAAATATTTTAATCTGTTTTTATGAAAGTGCTTAACATATTTAGTGTGCTGCGCTCCTTGGACTTCTATAGCTATTTTTTTATTAGCATTGTAAAAGTCTAAAGACAGTCTAGATCCGACTATTCTAAACTCCTCAAAAACCATATCATGTTTCCAATATGGCTTCAAAAAATCTTTTACGCCCTTTTGGAACTTACTACGGCTAGCCTGTTCCCATTTGATAAGATATCGCCTAGCTTGCTTAAGATTCCTAAGTCTACCACCCGAGTCATAAAACCTCATGAAAATGAGCCAATTTCATTTTTAAAGTAGTTTATTAAAAAGCGAGAAAAATCTTTGTTTTGCTCTATGAATTCAAACAGCTGATTAACGCCTTGAAATTTATCTTTGAGTTTAAACTCAGTATTTTCTAAAACTTCTTTGAAGCTTTCTGTAAAGGTAATCCAAGCGCCAGACTTAGAGATGAATTCCCAAGCTTCTAACAAATCTACTAACTCTTTATCAACCCAAATAGAATTGCCACCTTTACGACCATATCTAATTGGATATGATATTTTGTTATTTGTTGTTTCGTTAGGTGATTTTTTTACAGTAACAGTGACGGTATGACCAATGGCCGGATTCTTTTTCGGGTCCATCTTTTTTACAGTTGGATTTTGCAAGATCATATCTCTAGAAACAAATCTTGGTTCAAACTCAATAATCCAATTAGCAAAATGTAGCAGAGCATTACCTCCTGTTGCCGTAGTTTGTCTTACAGGAGCTTTGGTGTATGGATCTAACTTAATGTCGGCTCTAACTTGAGATATGAAAATAGCCATATGACCCCTCTTAGCTAAAGCTATACTCATTCTCTGCATAAATTTAGCAGCAACAACTGCACCCCCAGCTACTTTAGTTGACTCCTCAAAACTTTTATCTGAATCGTTTTTTAAGATCAATCCATCTACAGAATCCAAAACAAAACAATATTTTAAAGAATCCTCATTTTTACCGACAAGCTCTCTTAAAAGCTGCACGACAGTTTCATAAATATTTGATTCAAAAACAAAACAGGTTCCCTCTACCCAGTCATCTGCATCGAACACAAACTTTACACCAGATCTCTTTCTCATCTCTGGAGAAAGTCTACCCTCTGCTTTTATGTAGACAGCCTTGGTTTTAGGCATGTCATTCAAAAAGTTTTTCATAACCTCAAGAGCCTCCGAGGTTTTTCCTCCTTCGTTCATGCCCACAAACCTATGGAGTCCGGGTCCGAAACCTCCTCCTAGTTGTAAGTCAAAGTTAAGAGATCCGCTGGAAACTTTGTAGTCTATCTCATCTTCAAAATTGTAATGATCTTCTTTGTTTGTTTTAAGGAAGTTTTTCAACAGCTTGCTAGATTCAGTTTGTTCAGTCATTTAAAAATTGTTTTATTGTTTTCTTGTTTTTGGTTACGACCGCATCTTCTCCGGTCTTTTCACCTAGAGTATACACATCGTATCTAGAAGGATCAGATTTGTAGTTGAATGAGCGAAACTTTTTGTCAAGTGTTTCTTTTAGTTTTTCACTTACAAGATAGCTAAGTGATTCAAACTTTTTATTAAAAGTCACAACATTCATAAACTCTACAGAATATCTGTCAATCAAAATATTGAGAAGCTTAAACTCCCTAGCGTAAAAATTATTTCTACCCTTGGCTGGGACATCTACAAGCCTATACAATATTTCTT